GCTTGAAAAAAAAGAGACAACCGACGGTCGAATCGGAACGCACGGAAGCACTCGCAGAAGCGAAGCGGCTTTTGTCTGAGCATTACGACTGCGGCCTCGCCATCGTGTCTTGGGAGCAAGCAGGCGAGACCATGCACGGTGAGTTTGTCTTCGGAAACAAATACGCTGTCGAAGGACTCGCAGGCGACTCTTTCAGTATTTTATTCCCAGACTTGGAAGAAGAAGAAGAGGAGGACGAAGAAGCATGAAAATGACACTTGAGTTTGACGAGACCGAGCGATACGAGCACGAGGTGGCCTGTAAGGCCCTTGATATTCTCATCCTAGTGGATGACATCGACCAAGAGCTTCGGAGCGCCTTAAAGCACGAGAGCGGAGCATTCGCAAAACTCGACGAAGATACGATGGAGGCCGTTCGCGCGTGGATTTGGGAGCAACGTAGCGACCGGAACATTCCAGAACTAAGATGAAGGGATGGAAAAAATGGATGGCAGTCGGATGTTCTCATGGCGATCAGATCGACCCAGAGGCACGCAAGGCCGTCTTGACGTTTAAAGACCGCTGGCGCCCTGACACGACTATTATGCTGGGGGACTTCCTAGACTTGGCGGCCTTCCGCTCTGGAGCTATCTCCGATCCGAACTCAAGCGACCGAGCCGCGAGCATCTCGGACGATCTCAGCGCCGGTATTGATTTCCTGCACGAACTCAGACCGCAACATATTTTATACGGAAACCATGAAGCGAGGCTCTACAAGCTCGCGTCATCACCGAACGCTCTAGCCGCTCACGCCGCTACGCTTACCATCCAAGCTATCGAGAAGACCGCGAAGGAACTAAAAGCGCGGCTGTATCCATATCACATTCGATCTTTTTACGAGCTAGGCGGAACGAAGTTCCTGCACGGTTATATGTATAACGTGCAAGCCATCCGCGATCATGCGGAGACATACGGCCAATGCGTTCTAGCCCATCTACACCGCGTAGGCTGGGAACGCGCTCGCACACTAGACGGCGCAAGCGGCTATTGCACCGGAATGCTGGCGCGTTTCGATATGGAATACGCTTCGACACGCCGCGCAACATTCGCGTGGTCGCAGGGCTTCGCGTATGGCTTTTACAAAGACAACTCTATAAATATAAATTTATGCGAACGAAAAATAAATCAGCCGTGGCTGTTGCCGATCTAGAAAAAGCCTGGGCGGCTTTCTACGATTCGACAAAAGTCGAAAGCGAGAAAGACCTAGCCAAGCAAGGTTGGAAGACCATCCGCACTATTGCCGAAGAGTCGAAATTGACCATCGCAGCTGTTTCTTGCCGAGTTGAAACTGCAATAGGGAAAGGGATTCTTGAAACAAAAAAGGCAACAATACAAACGAATCAAGGCGTCCGCGAGGTTAATTTATACCGCCCAACATAGTTAGATTTTAGTTTGTAAATTGGTTTCTATCCAAGCCGCAGATGCGCTCCAGCATTGGTTGAGCGCATTTGTAAAGACTTTTCTCAAAAATTATTTTCGCACTTCGCGAATTTTTTTCTTTTCATCTTGGAGGAGATGAATGAGAGTTTGCACATCGAACGGGACGAACCCGAACGATAGAAACCAAAACAGAAAACCAAAAATGAAAATCAAAGAACTCGAAATCGGAACAAAGTATCAAACCAAAAACGATTCATCCGTATGGATCAAAATTGGCAAGACAGTCTCCAAACGATTTGGAACAACTCAACCCTCCATCCGGCACGACCGCCGAATCAACTGCGTTGTCGTTAAGTAATTTTTATATATGGAACCACTAACCTTCTTAGCCATCTTCGCCACCTGCATGATCTGCTCGTTCATAGGGGGATACCTAATCGGCAACATCAAAGCCACCTGCGAATCAGAGCAAACCCGCCGCTGGTGGATGAACCGCCAGATCAAACGGGAGCGCCGCTAGTGACCGCCGAAGAACTACATGACGCGGAATGTGAGTTTACCCGTAACCTTCTTTGCGGGATGATACAGCAGGCCGTTGCCGACCTGCAAAGCGAGAAGGTCTTTCAAAGCAAACAGCTAAACGAGGCACAGGAACTTGATAGGGAGTCGGCAATTCATTTCATCAAATCACGAGCATTCCAAGGCATCTGCGACGTTCTCGCTCTGCCAGCCGACAAAATCAAAACAAGGGCATTAAAAAATGATACTCTCACTCGATCCAGGAACGACCCACACCGCGTTCGTGCAATACGACCACGGAAAGATAGTTGATCACGGTCACTTGCCGAATGCCGAGATACGCCAGATTCTCATCGGTCGCGAATACGACCGAGTTGCTTGCGAGATGATCGCCAGCTACGGCATGGCGGTAGGCGCTTCGACATTCGAGACGTGCGTCTGGATCGGACGATTCATCGAGGTGGCGAGGGTGGACGTTGAATTGATCTTTCGGAAAGATATCAAGCTATTTCTATGCGGCACGATGCGAGCCAAGGACGCGAACATTCGCCAAGCCTTGATCGACAAGATCGGGCCGCAGGGAACAAAGAAAACCCCAGGGCCGACTTATGGAATTAAGTCGCACACTTGGGCGGCACTCGCTGTTGCCGTTTATGCAGCACAACAAAAAGGAAAATAGAAAATGAAAATAACAAAAGGAAAGCAACAACGCGCCCAGCGCGTCGTCATCTACGGAGTGGAGAGCGTAGGAAAAAGCACATTCGCGGCCAAGTTCCCGAAGCCGCTGTTCTTGGACATCGAGCAAGGCACTAGCCACCTCGATGTGGATCGCTGCGAGATCAACAGCTGGAAGCAACTCACGGACGCATTGACTGAAGCCAAGGCGACCGATTACAAAACCATAGTCATAGACTCAGCGGATTGGGCAGAACGTCTGTGCGTTGAAGACCTACTAGCTTCGACTAAAAAGACGAGCGTCGAGGACTTCGGCTTTGGTAAGGGCTGGGTGATGGTGGCAGAGCGAATGAGCCGGTTCCTGTCATCAGTCGATCAACTCATTGACGCCGGCAAGAACGTCGTCATGATCGCGCACAGCAAAATCGTGCGCTTCGAGGCTCCAGATGCGCTCGCAGCCTACGACCGCTACGAGTTGAAACTCAGCAAACAATCGGCGCCGTTGCTTAAAGAGTTTGCGGACGAGCTTTGGTTCTTAAGGTTTAAGACTAAGGTAAGCACGACCGACAGCGGCAAAGGAAAGGGCATCGGGGGCAAGGAGCGCATCATCCTAACGACGCACTCCGCAGCCTACGACGCGAAGACGCGATCTGGCCTTGCAGAAGAGTTGCCGCTGGAATGGGCATCGGTCGCGCACTTGTTTGAGACAACGGCGCAAGCCGTAGTCGCACCAACTGCAACACCACCCGAAAGCTGGGCAGCACGGCTCGCAGAGCATGAAGGCGCGGTGAATCAGTTTTTGATAGGGCGCGGAGTATTAACGAGCGAGCAGACTTGGCGCGACTGCGCACCAGAATACCTGCACCGCGTCGCGCTTCGCGTGGATCAATTTATCAACACGGCGATCGAATGGAGAAAGGCGAACCAATAAACATCACTACACCGATCAAGTGTAGAATTAAAAAAAAAATGAGTAAAGAGATATCACCTAGCACTCTGCCCAAACTCGCCGAATGCGCTCTATTCGAGGGCGCAAACGGAACGAGTTCCGCAGCGGAGCGCGGAACAGCGGTAGACGTTGCGATCCGCAACTTGATATCGGCACAGCATGACGTTGCAATCGTAGGCGAAGACGCCGGCGCTATTGCCTACGGAGTCGATGAACTGACACGCCTTGCAAAAGGATCGTTTGTCGAGACTCGCGAGGAGTATCTAGCGATGGCAGTTCCTGGACTATCGAAACTCGGAACGGCGGACGCAGTTTGCAAGGCCGAAAAGTGGGTCGCAGATATCAAAACGGGCCAAGTTCGGAACTATCGCGAGCAACTCGCGGCCTACGCATTGGCCTGTATGGAAGACAATTTCGACACGAGTTGGACGGCGCACGTCATCTATGTCGATCAAAAGATGATTCGTAGCTATGACTTCACCTACGAGGAGGCCAAACAGATCACGCAGCGCACAATTGACCGCGCAACAAGCGCGGAGGCACAGCCGACGCCTTCGGAATATTGTAGCTGGTGCAAGCACTACAATAACTGCAACGCCATCGTCAGACAGGCTGAGAGTGCCATCGCGCTTATTCCAGACGTAACAGGCAACAGCATCGAGGCGATCCGCCAGCGAATACTTGCAACAGCGGAGAGTATGGGAGCATTCGCGAAGGAGTGGAAGCTGGCCGAAAAGGAGATCGCCGAGCCGGTGCTAGGTCATCTAAAGACGAGACTCGAAAACGGAGACGAAGTCGCAGGATGGAAACTAACTAGCATGAGCGGACGCAAGTTCGTGGAGTGCGAAGCTATCGCTAAAGCCTCCGAAGGTATCAGCAAAGAGACACTAATCCTCGCGATGGGCGGTAAGATGTCAGAAAAGAGTTATATCGAGTTTTGCGCCAATAACGGCGTAGAGCCAGATACAACGGCGATAAAGGCTGGAGCGCCGACAACACAACTCCGCCAAACAAAAATAAAATAGAAAAACAAGATGCCAACATACAAAGCAAGCGAACCAAAACAAGCGGCCATCTACTTCGTAGAGCCGGGAACATACGAAGTCGAGATCGTGAAGGCCGTCGAGAAGACTTCCCAAGCCGGAAACCCGACGATAAAGCTCGACGTTGCCGTCATCCTTGAAGGTGGAGTGGAAGGGCCGAAGATGTGGGAACATCTCACGTTCACGCCCAAAGCGGCGTGGAAGGTTGACCAAGTGCTCTCCAGCATCGGTCGCGCCGTAGTCCCAGGCGAAGACGTGACGGTGGAAGCCGAAGACCTTATTGGCGAAAAAGGAGTCTGCGTCATCGGAGTTGAACCAGGTCAGACCAATCCAGATCACCAGTTTAATTGCGTTGAGCGGTGGCTCTTCGGAGATGAAAAGGCAAAATGGCTAGGCAACCGGCGCAAGCCAGCGGCCAAGCAAGACAAGCACATCGTTGCGAAAAGCAACGGCTATGTTGCACAACCCGACGAAACCGACGATATTCCGTTCTAAGAAATGAATGGGACTCTCTCACTCCGGTTGGTCATCTGTATGAATGAATGCCCGATAGGGTTGCGCCTCGAAAGGGGCGACCCGCTCCCAGTCTACCAGCATACATACGATGACTCGCCGGAGGGGAGAGCATTGGCAGAAACCCATTTAGAAAGAATAGCAGATTATGTTCGACGGCATCACAAGACTACTAAATCTTACAAGACTTGTTAAAGAGCAGATGGCTGATCTTGAATTGCTTGTAGACTTATTAAACATTCGCATCGAGTCGCTAACCGAAGAAAACAATCGGCTCGTTAAAGAAAACAAGGCGCTTCGCCAATTTCTATCAGGACAAGATGAATGACCAAATGCAACACTGGAAAGGCTATCCGCTACGCTGTTGGCCCAACCATCAAGACGACTGCTATCGGTGGGATTGGGAAATCCTTATCGACGGCACTTGGCTTGAGGTCGTTACTCAGTCAACGAGGTGGATGGAGGACGAGGCCGAGGAGGTGCTGGAAAGGCATTTAAATAAGAAACAAAATATATGAATTACGATGATTTTATAAGCAATAAAACAAAACGAGCTTTGTCGCA